AAGCAAAGTATGGGGTTTGTTGACACCTGACTCAAAATCCTTTATAATAACAAGGTCTTCAAAATCCTTGTATCTTTGGGAATGAAGACCACTTCTCTGTGGTGGGAGAGGTGAGTTGGTGGTTAATGAGGAGGGTGTTTATACCCTCCTTTTTCTTACTTGATTTTGCCTTTAAAGTGTGCTATAAATAATCAAGAATTTATTTGATATATAATGACTGAACAACAACAGCATTTACAAAGTGCCTTACAGCAAAAAGAAGCTCTTATCCAAGAACTCCAAAATTTAAATACATTGGCAGGGGAAAAAAGAGAAATGATTTTTAAACTGCAAGGAATTATTGAGTATCTTCAACAGATTGGTGTTACGCTTCCTGAAGCAGAAGAAGAAATTGAAGAAGAAGTAGAAGAATGAACTTTACTGTATACTCAAAAGACGATTGCCCATACTGCTATAAGGTCAAACAAGTATTAGAATTGACAGGAAGTAACTTTGTGGTGTATAATTTGGGAGAGCATTTTACTCGGGACGAATTTTATGCTGAATTTGGTGTAGGTTCAACATTTCCTCAAGTAATTTGTGACGACCAAAAAATAGGAGGATCCGTTGACACAATCAAATTCCTCAAAGAGCAACAAATCATCAAGTCCTGACATAAATAAATCTAACCACAGAAATCGTGGTATTGACGTTCTTTTACATCAAGGGAGAAGAAAGCAAACTCAACCGTTTCACATTATCTTTGAGAAGATAGTTTGCTTTCTAAATCGGGAAGTAACTGTCTATTTCGAATTTTCCTTAAAGTCAAGGAAGAGAAAAGTAGTTTCCCGGAGAAAAAGAAATGTTAGCAGTTAGCTTAGTATTTGGTTCCTTTCTAACCGTATTGTTTCTTATAGTGGGACTCGTAACTGGTTGGGTGGCAAGAGAATATATGATGAATTATCGGGAAATTCCTAGACCTCACCCCGAAATGTTTGACCAACAGGGTAACCTGATTCCAGATGAGGTGATTGCATTTAATTTTGAGAACTATCATGACTACGAAGACAACGACGACGACGAAGAGTAGAGCGAAAACAACGACTACTAAAAAACCAGCAACACCAAAGGTAGAGGCACCGATTCCTGATCTTCCCTCTAATCCTTTTCTTTTTGAGATTCTACAAGTTGTAGATAAGCAAAGATCTAATGCTCGTAAAGTCGAAGCACTGAAAAAGTTTGAGCATCCTTCTCTCAAAACAGTTTTGATTTGGAACTTTGATGAGAGTATTACTTCAATGCTTCCACCTGGAGACGTTCCTTACGCAAGTGTAGGAGAACAAAATTCTTTTAGTGGAACAATGACTGAAAAGATTGGTGATGCTGTTACTAAGATGCAAGAGGTTGGAAGTAACTCTCTTGGATCACAAGATCAAGGATTTTCTTCAATTCGTAAAGAATATCAAAAATTTTATAATTTTGTGAAAGGTGGTAATGATGGACTGAGTTCTCTTCGTAGAGAAACTATGTTTATTAACCTTCTTCAGGGTCTTCATCCTCTTGAAGCAGAAATTCTTTGTCTTGTAAAAGATAAAAGACTTGGTGAAAAGTATAAGATTACGAAAGAAATTGTCGTTGAAGCATATCCTGATATTACTTGGGGAGGTCGTTCGTGAGTCAAATTCGTGATGTAGTTGAGGAAAAACATAGCACGGAAAAGCACATGTATCACTGGACATCAGCAGAAAAAGAGACTTGTAAGTCACGCTACGGATGTGATATTCTAGTGGAAAATGGATCTTATGCTGATGTCTGCACCAAAGAAGCACCAAACGATGCGTATATTGTTAAGTATTTTGTTGATGGTGAGATTTGTTTTGATCTAACAAGAGGAACAAGAGTTCGTTTGTTTGATATGTACTGGGATAAATTTCGTGAACATCTAACATCCATTGAGTTTGGATATGGGCGTATTAATCCTAAACTCTGGGGTTATCAAGCACCCGAAAAGAAAAAGCGAAAGTGATTCCCCAGATCGGGGAAAATTTTTCCGGCAAAAATTTCTTACGTGAAGGTTTTCATAAATCTTCACGTTTTTTAGTATAATATGGATACAATTTTGTATTCAATGTTACAATTTCAGCACAAAACCTGCCTATATACAATGAATAGGAGTATAATACCCTCCTAACGTTCATCCTATGACTAAAGCACTTTTGCTTTTAGCATGGGTTCCACTTCTTTCTGTTGCTTCACCACAACCTAATAAGACTGAATTTCCAGTCACAATAAGTTGTAATGCAGCGTGGGAACTAATGGACATCGTTAAAAACGACGATGTAGTTCACCAAAGAAAAGAAGACCAATTGCTATTAGAATTGCGAAAAGACGTAATTACAAGGTGCTAAAAATTAAATAGGACGGAAGTAAGCCGACGCGGAACGGATCGTTCATTCGCTATTCGAAAATAGCGAACGCAAACGCCGACTGAAGGAACGCTCTTTAGCCTCAAAATTAAGGAGAAAACCTAATGTCTAAAGTCGTATATCGTGGTGTTGAATATGACACCGCAGAACGTCCCAATCAATCATTCAAGCGTGAACCCCACGTAGAAATCTATCGTGGTACAATGTTTTATGTTGATGAGGAAGGAAACAAGCTTTCTATGCAAAGAGCAGGAGGGCAAAAATGAACACTTACTTCGTTCGCTATCTCAAGAGAAAAGCAAAGAAGGAGCAACTCCTTCATAATGCACAACTGAATATGGCAAAGCAACCACAAGTTGCATAACCACTGGAGGGGCAACCCTCCTTTTTTAATAGGTATAAACTCGTAGGCATAAATTATTGTTAAGAAACTCACACAAATGATATAGATAGTAGTAGAATATCTGAGGTGTTAGGGATGAACGAAAACTCCTTTGTTATGATATTCTTTGTGCGTGGAGGTCATTATGCACAACTTAATTTCTTACAATCAACTTGCGGGTTGGATCAAACTTGAAAAAACAATTGATGAATTTACAGAACAAAATGAATTAATGAATGACTACTTCAATTGTTTGATTGAGTGCGACGAAAATCAACAACAGTGTAAAAGGATATGTCGGGAGATGTTGAGTAAAAAGTAAGGTAAGCAGGAGGGGTTGATCCCCTCCTTTTTTTATGGTAAAATGCCTTGAGAGAATTATATCTTATGGATAAAGACAAACTAAAATTAATCGTCCGTAATTTAGAACTTCTGGTTGATAACTTGAAAGCAGAAGTTTATTCTGATGTTTCTGCGTATAAAAATCGCATAGAAGCAGAAGTAAGAAAAAGACCAATTTTAGATTACGACGAAATTTTTGAGGATTCTGATTTAGATGACTAGTAGAGCACGAGAACTTGTAAAGTTGCTAGAAAAACTTGTGAAACAAGAGCATCTTTATACAGATGAAAAGATCATAGAAATGAAACAACAACTGCGAGCGTTGAAAGAAGAACTCGCAAATCTAGAAGCAAAAACATCAAAAGGATTCGGAAAGAAATGACTGTAAAACTTATCAGCGTTACACCAGATGCAGAAAAAACAATGGCTTATGTTGCGCGAGTTTCTAATCCAGCGAATCAGGATTCTGAAAACTATGCAGGTTTGCTACGTTATTGTATTAAGCACAATCATTGGTCTGTTTTTGAGCAGGCATTTATGACGCTTGAAATTGAAACGACTCGTGGCATCGCAGCACAGATTCTGCGTCACAGATCTTTCACATTTCAAGAGTTTTCGCAGCGTTATGCGGATACAAATTTGATTTCTGAGTACATTCCTGTACCTGACCTCCGCCGCCAGGATACTAAGAATCGTCAGAACTCGATTGATGATATTCCTGATTATGAGAAACTGACTCTTCAAAGCAAGATTCAAGACCATTTTGCACACTCTATGCAACTCTATAAGGAGTTGCTTGCTCACGGTGTAGCAAAAGAGTGTGCTAGGTTTGTACTTCCCTTAGCGACGCCCACACGCATCTATATGAGTGGATCTTGCCGCAACTGGATTCATTATATTCAACTTAGAGAAAAAAATGGCACCCAACAAGAGCATATGGATATTGCACTTGCTTGCAAAGAAGTGTTCAAAGAACAGTTTCCATCAGTTGCAGAAGCACTGGAATGGATCTAAATAAATTATCTTGAATTTATAACAATGGCAGTATACCCAATTGTGAATACAAAAACTGGTGAACAGAAAGAAGTGGAAATGAGTATCCACGACTGGGACCAGTGGAAGATTGATAATCCTGATTGGATCCGTGATTGGTCAGATCCTTCAACTTGCCCTTCTCCTGGAGAGGTTGGTGAGTGGCGGGATAAACTGATTGCACGTAATCCTGGATGGAATGAAGTATTAGAAAAAGCAAGTAAGGCTCCAAAGTCAACTGTTAAAAAACTCTAAGATGGCAAGAAGAAACAGAAGAGCAGACCAACCAATTGGTGTTGGTCTTACAACTCGTCAAATGAAGCGTAGAAAACCACTAAGTTCTGAATACTTAGTTGATATTGATCCTCTTACAGATAATCAGAAAAAATTATTTGAATCTTATGCGGAAGGGAAACATTTAATTGCTTATGGATGTGCTGGAACTGGTAAAACATTCATCACACTTTACAATGCTTTGAAAGATGTTTTAGATGAAAGAAGTCCTTACGAAAGAATCTATCTTGTTCGTTCATTAGTTGCCACAAGAGAGATTGGTTTTCTTCCTGGAACACATGATGATAAGGCAGATATTTACCAGATTCCTTATAAGAATATGGTGAAGTATATGTTCCAGATGCCTTCTGATGCTGACTTTGAGATGCTCTACGGAAATCTTAAGTCACAAGAAACCATTAAATTCTGGTCTACTTCATTCTTGCGTGGAACAACTCTTGATAATGCAATCATTATTGTGGACGAGTTCCAAAACCTAAACTTCCACGAACTAGATTCCATCATCACTCGTGTTGGTGAAAATACCAAGATTTGCTTCTGTGGTGATGCAACTCAATCAGATTTGGTTAAAACAAACGAGCGTAATGGTATTGTTGACTTTATGACGGTCTTGCGTAAAATGCCATCTTTTGATATAATTGAATTTGGAGTCGAAGACATTGTTCGTTCTGGACTTGTCAAAGAATATATTATGGCAAAAATGGAGGCAGGTTTTTGAAGTTTGAACATGTTGATTTGAATCTTCCCCAACTCGAAAGAGAAACTATAGATGGGGTAAGATATTACAAAGTTCCTGATGATGAAGAACTTCTCCGACTGGTCTCTATTACTTCTGTAACTAGTCATAAGAATCGACAGATTTTTCTTGACTGGAGAAAAAGAGTTGGTGAAGAAGAAGCAGATAAAGTTACACGACAGGCAACAAGTCGTGGTACTGACATGCATACGCTTGTAGAAAATTATCTTCATAACCGTGTTCTTCCTTCAGTTCAACCTCTTTCAGATTTTCTGTTTAAGATATCTAAAACAGATTTAAACCGTATAAATAATATTTACGCCCTTGAAGGGTCCCTATATAGTAAGCAACTGGGAATTGCTGGGACAGTTGATTGTATCGCTGAATATGACGGCGAGTTAGCAATAATTGACTTTAAAACTTCTAAAAAACCTAAACCACGTGAGTGGATCGAACACTATTTTGTTCAATGTATGGCATATGGTTGTATGCTATACGAACTGACTGGTATTTCAGTCAAAAAACTTGTAATCATCATGGCTTGTGAAAATGGAGAATGCGTCGTCTATGAAGAACGAGACAAATCAAAATACATCAAACTCCTCACAGAATACATTAGAGAGTTTGTTAGAGATAAATTGGAATCATATGGAACCAAATAAAGAACTAGAACAGGCAATAGAGAATAAGTTTTTAACACCTTCCAAGTTTGCTTTGGAGATTGAAACTATTGTGGCAACTGAAAATATGAATTATATTGATGCTATCTGCCATTATTGTGAAATCAATTCTCTTGAAGTAGAATCAGTTACAAAACTCATTTCAAAACCTTTGAAAGAGCGACTGAAGTGGGACGCAACCCGTCTTAACTTCATGAAGAAAACATCAAGAGCACGACTGCCTTTATGACCGTGACACCTTTTGAAACTTATCAACATTATTTGTCACTCAAAAACCATTTCACAAACCCAAAATACGACTTCTTTAAATATGGTGCCAAAACTCGTGCCAGTTTAACGTCCTTCAATAAACGCAAGGACAAGTACTGGTTTGAAAAGACCAGTCGCAAGTATGACGATAAAGAAGTCGTAGATTTTCTAGTATCAAACTTTGTATCCGCAGACAACCCACAAAACCTATGGATTGGAGAAATTATAAGTTCTGGAGAAAGGACTTACGCCGAATGGAAAGGTCGTCAGCAGAGTTTGACTTACTTGTTCAGAGAACAAAGCAGCGAATTGTTCTCGGAGATAAAATTAGACGATGCCTTGAACTGTTCCAAAGGTCATCCACCCGTCCTTAAAAAGTTCCTGAGCGGGAAAATTTCACTAGAAACCCTAGTGATTTATGATAAAATATTCCTGTTCGGGAAGAAGTTTGATAAGAAACTTTTGGACCCAGTGTGGGAAACCGTAAGTTTAAAAATTAAGAAATATAATCCATTTCTAAATATTGATGTGTTCTCTTACAAAAAACTTTTACGGGAAATCATAGATGAGTAGCTTTTTTGACTCCGATATTATTCAAGACGAACTGAGAGAAATCAACAAGTTACAAGAAGAAATCTACGGAAGCATTCTGACTTTCGGTATGATGCCCCGTGAGACCAAACTGGAACACATTGAGAAACTTGAGCTCTTGCTCGAAAAGCAGAGAGTGATGTATACTAGGTTGTCCCTTTCAGATGACCCCCAAGCGGTTGAGATGAAAGAGAATCTACGCAAGTCAGTTGCTCTGATGGGTTTCCCACCAGAGACTGATATGCAAGTTTTATTCAGTAGTATGAACAAGACAATTGAATCTCTCAAGCAATACATTGACCGTTGAGAGAAACTCTGTTATACTATCCGAGTAATCCCCCGAATCCAAACTATCTGAGGTATCCAAATGTCCTTTTCGGATCTTAAAAAGCAATCTAAACTTGGCAATCTTACTGCCAAATTGGTCAAAGAAGTTGAAAAAATGAATACGAGCAGCGGTTCTAGTGATGACCGCCTGTGGAAACTGGATGTAGATAAGAGCGGCAATGGTTATGCCGTAATCCGTTTCCTGCCTGCCCCCAACGGTGAAGACCTGCCGTTCGTGAAACTCTACAGTCACGCCTTTCAAGGTCCTGGCGGATGGTTCATCGAAAATTCGCTTACTACTTTGGGTCAGAAGGATCCTGTGTCTGAACTGAACTCCGAACTGTGGAACAACGGCACTGATGCTGGTAAGGAACTGGCACGTAAGCAGAAGCGTAAACTGACCTATGTGTCTAACATCTATGTGGTGAAGGACCCCGCCAATCCTGCTAATGAGGGTAAGGTGTTCCTGTTCAAGTATGGTAAGAAGATCTTTGATAAACTCACCGCTGCAATGCAACCTGAGTTTGAAGATGAGGAAGCGATTGATCCGTTTGATTTCTGGCAGGGTGCCAACTTCAAACTGAAGGCAAAGAATGTTGCTGGTTATCGCAACTATGATTCTTCTGAGTTTGCTGCTGCTGCTCCTCTGCTGGATGATGATGACGCTATGGAAGCAGTGTGGAAGAAGCAGTATTCGCTTGCCGAACTCGTTGCTGCTGATCAGTTCAAGTCCTATGATGAACTGAAGAAGCGTCTTGAGTATGTGCTGGGCACCAAAGGCACTCCTCGTTATCAGGATCCTGAAGATTTGGATGAGGACAACACTCGTGGTTCTGTGAAGGAACTGGACGATGACCTTCGTGAGGAACTGTCCAATCTGAAACCCACCCGCCGTGCTGCTACGGTTGAGGAAGATGATGACGATGATGCCCTGTCATACTTCGCTCGCCTTGCCGAAGATTGAAAAGCGATTACTACATTGACCGTGTAAGTAAATCCGAAGCCGCAGAGTTACTTCTGCGGTTTCATTATCTTAAGGACTTTTCTAAAGGATTTCGTTCTGGATACAACTACGGTCTGTATAAGGGCAATGACTTTTGCCCATTGAACATTGGTGGTATTCAGGGAGTATGTGTTTTCACAGGTCTCCCTGTTCCTGAAATTGCACAAGGAGCATTTGGACTAGAACGAAATGAGCAAGAAGGGTTATTTGAACTTTCACGACTTTGCATCCACCCTGAAACCCAACGAACCGAGTATAATATCACTTCTTGGTTTGTTTCAAGAGCGATTAGACAGTTACGGAAGGATGCAGAAGTTAGGGCAATCATCTCTTACGCTGATAGTGATTTCCATTATGGTACAATCTATCGCGCTTGTAATTTTAAATATTGCGGACTTTCAGACCCAAAGAAAGATTTCTACTATGCAGACGGAACTAAACACTCTAGAGGCAAAGTTAAAGGTGCTGCAGGAGAATGGAAAGAACGCTCCCGCAAACACCGATATGTGATGATGTTTGATAAGAATTTAAAACTTTTATGGGTTTGATGCTCTAGTATTCTCTGTTTTAATTAAATTACTATTAACATACTGAGATGACTGATCATAAGTCATTTCTTTTTTAGTGTCATTTATGACTTGTTGTAAGTAAATGGGTCTTAACACATAGATTGATCTTTTGGCATTATTTTTTCTTACTTCATATTCATAGTTTGAAATTCCTGTTACTGGGTTTAGTGTCGCAGTTTTATCATTCGGATTTGGAATCGTAAAATTTGAATCAACAACTTTACCAGCAGGAAGAATTAAACGGTTAGAAGAATCTTTAACTTCTGTAGTCTCATAATGATGATTTGAACTTAAATCAGTTCCATAAAGTTGTTCCGCATAGTCATAAAGATCTTTATCTGAAAGAGGCCATTGATCTCTAACTCTAGTAATTCCAGCAATCACTAATACAACCCAATCATACTGCGAACTACCATATAGTTCTTCTGCTACTGTTTCTGGTCTAGCACCATCTACAATTTGATATTTGTCAAATATTGTAAAAACATTTTTTAAATCATCACGGAGTTTAACTCTTCTGAATAAATTTTTAACAATTAAATATTCATCAGATGATTTTTTATCTGAAAGAAATGATTGATATTCTAGATTTGGTAACGTTCTAAAGTAACTCATTAGTAACCAACTCCTGTCTTACCTTCTTCTGTGTTATCATATTCTTCACTGTAAATTGGCGACAATTCTTGAAACTGTAAAGTCATTTGCATATGAACTGGAGTTGCATCTGGATAGGTCGCATATTGTGAAGAACCATTGTAATTCACACTCATTTGAGTTAAAGCACATGGTTTGAATCGATGTAAGAATGGATGCTGTTTTCCACCGCTCATATACTGTAATTTAAAAACATTAGGTGCTTTAACAAATAAACCACCACCAGAAACTGTTGGATCTCCTTTTTTAGGAGTCATATTTTGTTTAAATTTTCGAATAATCTCTTTAATAGTTTTTGCCTCATTTTGAGATCTTGGAACCATATCAAAAGTAAATTGAAATGCTGGACGTATTGTAACTCCATTAAAGAGTAGTTCAACGTTTTGATTGAAAACTTGTCCAGTTGCTCTAGGAATAATCGAATTAATATCTCCTTGTCCAAGTGCTGCATTTATAGCTGCAAAAGCTGTTCCAGCTGCTACTGCCTGTTGTCCTTCACCACTACCAACAGCGTCTCCTATGTTTACACCAAATTTTTTAAGAGATTCTGTAATTGATCCAAAAGGATTTCCTGCCAAAACTGCTGATGATGCAGCATTTGCAAAACCCGCTTGAAGTGGATTCATTGTCCCAGTTGTCCAATCTGCAGCATTATTATCTTGAATATTTGCTGGCATTGGAAGTATAATCGTCTGTATTACATTTTTAACGGCACCCAATGCTTGCTCAGTTGTTCCTAAAGCAAATCCCCCCGTCAAGTTAAGACCTGGCGCTTGATATTCTAATATTTGAATCTTAAGATAATCGTCTTGAGGTCCAATATTTTTAATTGGATATCGGAGATCTGCCATTTATTTTTTTAATTATTTATTGTCAATTTTGTATTAATTTGCCATAAGGTACTGATCTTAACGTTGAAAATTCTTGTTGACTTAATTCATATAATCCACTTATTAATCGATCACCATCTTCAGTATTATATTGTCTAATTTTTCCAAGATGATAATTAAATCCTCTAAATCCTCTTGGTAACATATCTCCTGCTAGAATTAATGGGTGGCGATCATAGACAATTCCTGGAGTTTTAGCATAGTATATGTAAGTATAATATCTTCCTGGTGATGGATATGCTCGTTCAGTTCCACTTAATCTTGATAGAATTTCATTCATTAATTCATCTTCTGTTTCATTTCCCATTAAAGATTCTTTAAAATCTTTGAGACGATTTGTGCGTATTTTTCTATCAATTCTTCTAGGTGCTTTTGGATTTGCTTCAATATAATTAGAGTCATTTTTGATTAAACTAATTAACTGAGATTTTGGTAATCTTTGATATCCACTAATTCGACCTTGACCAGTTGCTGTTGTATAATATACTGTATATTCTTTAGCAATTTCTGCTAATTCTTTTTGAGTGTATTGATCTAATGGTTTTTCGTATCCAGTGAGTGCCATTTACTTGATACCTAATTCGTTTTCTGTGATTACTTTGAATTCATATCCGCGATCAGCACACCAATCTTTCGCTGCTTCCCATTTTGATTGATTTTTTGCATACTCGTAAACTTCACTAATATATTTTTTTGTTTGTCTTTGAGGTTTTACTGGAGGGATAGTTTGTTTTTTTGGTTTGATTTCGATCATGTATTTTTTAATTGTGCCATTTGACTCTTTGACTTTTATAAGGAAGTCAGGAAAATATCTATGAATTTTTCCGTCTATTGGAGAGCGATAAGGAATACATTTTTCTTCACTCTGCCATTCAATTATATTTTCATTTAAATCACAATAAACACAAAACTTTCTTTCCCACAAAGAACGATAGATAATATTTGTTGGGTCTCCCTTGTATTTTTCTGGGTATGATGGTTTGTATTTTCCCTTATATGACATCTAAATACTTACAACAAGAAACTCATAATAGGTATTTAGAGAGTGGCAACACCCCGTAGAATATCGGACATTAAACCATTATTTACTAATCTTGCTCAAACTTCTCATTATGAAGTCAAGTTTGGTGGATTGCCCTCACAACTAATGTCATACTTAAACAGAAGAGGAGTTGATTCTAGGTTCATTGCTGAGGACGCTGGACTTTTATGTTTTAATGCCTCTCTTCCAACAACGCAATTTGCCACTGCAGATATTGATGGAAATTATATTGGAATGAGAGAAACATTTGCACATCGTAGAGTATATCAAGATGTTAGTTTTGAATTCTACGTAGATAAAAATTATAAAACACTGAAATTTTTAGAGCATTGGATGGAATTCATTGCAAGTGGATCATCAAATCCAATTAACGGAAATAATGCGCCGATCAATCAAAATGTTGATCAGGCATATTTTATTAGAATGCAATATCCAGAGTACTACAAATCAAATCAAACTAGAATCATCAAATTTGATCGTGATTATAGAAAAGAAATTGAATATACTTTTATTGGTTTATATCCTTACACAATTGCATCAATTCCAGTTTCATATTCCCAATCTGATGTAATGAAAATGCAAGTGACATTTAAAATTGATCGCTACGTAGTTGGAAAGGCATATAGTGTTAACTTCGCTAATGGAACTGATAATAACAAACAATCTACGCAACCAACTGCACCAACTACGCCAACGTCTCCACAACAATCAACACCATTGTTAGTTCCAAGATCTCCTGGTTCTATTCCTTCTAATGGTGTTCAACTTTTCCCAGCGGGACAAACACTATACGAATCTCTCTACGGAACAGACCTTCAAAAGTATAGATAAATAATTTTATCTAATTTGTAGGTGAATATGCCATTACCCAAGATTGCGACGCCTTCGTATAGTTTACAAATTCCATCTCTTAAAAAAGAAATTAAATATCGTCCTTTTCTTGTGAAAGAAGAAAAGATCTTAATTATTGCGATGGAAAGTGAGGATTCAAAACAAATTGCTGATGCAGTTAAAACAGTAATTAGTAATTGTATTTTAACAAAAGGAATTAAGGTTGACCAACTTGCAACTTTCGACATCGAATATTTGTTTCTTAATATTCGTGGAAAGTCGGTTGGAGAAAATGTAGAAGTTTTAATTACGTGTCCTGATGATGGAAAGACACAAGTTCCAGTTAGTATTAATCTTGATGAAATTAAAATTAATGTAAGTGAAGAACATTCTAGAGATATTGTATTAGATGATAATCTTACTTTAAGAATGAAATATCCTTCAATGAAGGAATTTATCAAGACAAATTTTGGAAATGAATTTAATATGAGTGTTGATGATACTTTTGATTTGATTCTTTCTTGCATTGAACAAGTGTATAATCAAGAAGAATCTTGGGCAGCATCGGACTGTACACAAAAAGAATTATCAGAATTTATTGAACAACTCACTTCTAATCAATTTAAAGAAGTTGAAAGGTTCTTCTCAACAATGCCTAAACTTTCACATACAATTAAAATTAAAAATCCAAATACTGGAGTTGAAAGTGAAGTGTTGCTGGAGGGATTATCAAGTTTTTTCGCTTAGGAATGGCTCATGAAAATCTTGAGTCATATTATAAAACCAATTTTTCTTTGATTCAGCACCATAAATATTCATTAACAGAGATTGAAAATATGATTCCTTGGGAAAGGGAAGTTTATATCGCTCTTCTTAAACAATACATTGAAGAAGAAAACTTAAAGAACAACGCAAATGGCTGAGTTAGATCCTGAAAAAGTTGGTACTGCTGGATTTGATCCAGGAACGGGATCTCCATTGTCTCAAGAAGTTAGGAATGCACTTTTAAAAAAATCAACAATTGATCGTTCTGTTTTTAGAAATGAAATATTAGAATCTGAAAATAGAAAAAGAGAAATTGATAATCAAAATGTTAGAGTCATTCAATCACAAGAACAAGCACTTTTAGGATTTAACTCTAATATTCAAGCATTAAGAAATGACATTGGTAAATTAGGAACAGGTCTTGCAAGTATTGCGTTACTTCTCCAGCAAGACAACGCTGAAGAATTATCAAGATCAAGAGCACAACAAGAAAAAGAAAGAAGATTAGCAGAGCAACAAATTAGAATTGGAAAGGAAAATGAACTAGAGCAAAAAATACAAAACGCTCTTGTTGCTCCAGTTCAAAATTTAGCACCAAAGATGAATGATGTCTTTGGTAAAATTGGTACAGCACTTGGAATTTTATTTGGTGGTTGGTTAACAAATCAAGTTGTTCAAGCAATACAAGCTTCGGAGGAAAATAATACTAAGTTATTCAATGATATTAAATTTAACATTGTTAAAAATCTTGCAATTGTTGGAGGTGGTTTATTCGCAATTAGAGCAGGATTTTCATTGGTTAAAAGAACTATTGGAGGAATTGCTTCAGGATTGACAAGACTCTTAATTGCAAAACCACTTGCACTTGCTGCAGGATTACTCAGGAATGTTCCCGGTCTTGGTCCAAAAACCACAGGTCCAAAAACCACAGGTCCAAAAACCACTGGACCTAATTTTATCGGAGGAGCTTTATCTTTATATACAGCATTAAGAAATCTAGGTAATGGTGAAATTACTGATTTTGCTATGCAAGGAGTTCTTGGTGTATTATCTCTTACTCCAGTTGGTAGATTAGTTGGTGCAGTTAGAACACTGCTTGGTGTTGCAGTTACTGCAGATGAAATTGCAGAAGTTTTCGGTTCAAATATATTTGGAAAAAATCCAAATATATTGAGGGATGTAAAAAAAGTAAAAGAAAATGCAGAAAAGGAAAAAAATAAAAATAAACCTAAAGAATCATCAAAACCAACACCTGCTCCTGTAGCACAACCTCAAACACCTATGATGGGTGAACAGAAACCATCGACTCCTCCACCAAGTCCAGAAATGGTTTCAAAATTTGAACAAGCATGGAAGTTGAGAAATGCTGGTTGGG